AACGAGAAGGGTCAAAAGGTAAAACCGTTGTTGCAAACACGCCCAAAGCCAAAGTCACCAAGATGAAGGCGGGTGGGGCTGTGAGAGCGGAAATCGCTAGGGGATGCGGGGCTGTAATGAGTGACCGCAGAAAGAAAACAAAATACTTGTGAGGTAAGTATGTCTAGAGTGAATCTTGGTATGGGCGGTTTCAAGAAAAAAGCTGCACCCAAAAAGAAAGCGATGAAGAGTAAAGGTAGCGCACAAGGGGCCAAAATGAAGTCCAAAGGCGGCGCTATGGGTGGCAAAAAAGAAATGATGCCCGGCGGTATGAAGAATGGCGGCGGCGTGAAGCCAAAAGGCATGAAGAACGGCGGCAAGATGGCCCCGAAAGGCATGAGATACGGCGGCAAAATGAAAAAGAAAGGTGAGAAGGTAGGCGGCAAAATCTGATATGCCTTACCTACAATCTAACATCCCGCACTTCAAGTGCTGGGTGCGTCGTGAATACACGAAAAACCACGAGGAATATCACGGCGAGTTTCTGCACGCTATGGCAATTGCTGTGACTACAATGCCGTGCAGGTGTCTCAGTTTTCAGTTGATCTTTACGGGCATCGAAGCAGAAGGCGAAGAAGAAGACACTGTTCACGGGGGCGCTATGTGGGCCCGTATGCCAATCACAGCGTTGGTGGGCGACGTCCCATTAGAAGAATGGCCGGAGCCTATGCCTGTTTGGGCTGCTCAACCTTGGGATTGTAGCTCTCATCATCACTCTGTATATGTGCTTGATAGGGCCACACCGTGCCCCTGGTTGGCAAAGATTGACGGTGAGATGTACCCCGCCAAGTATCTTTTCACCGTGGATTACTCAGAGAGTGAGATTGCTGACGATCCTGCGCAACACAAGCAGAGTCATGTGTTGCAGTTGTTGGATGCGGGCTCTTGGACAGGCAACATAGTGGCTTTGCCAAA